ATGTTTAAACTTGATGCAACAAAGAAAAAGGAAATTATTGATACTTTTTCTATCGAAGAAAAAAATTTTGATATGCTTAATCAGGTCTATACTAAAATCAAAGAGGGTATGAAAGAGCAGTATTTGGCACATATGATTAGGACAATGGAAATACAACTGCAAGAGCTTACCAAAAATCCATTTTTTAAAATAATAGTTACACCGATGCCGTCAGCGAGTGCAGATTTGAAAGTTGCTTGTGCTTCATATCAAAAAAACTGTTTTTTTTCAATATATTATCCGGCTCATTTAGAAGAAAAAAAATTAAGAGTATGTTTAGCGCATGAATTAGGTCATCTTTATTTAATTGAATATGCTAATCATCTGCTTGAAAATGCGCCGTTTGATGAGGGAACAGATACAGAACCCTTATCCAGTGTTTTTGGTATTTTAGCGATTTTAGATAAAAATGATTTTTATGCAACTATTCAGAATAAAAAACTTATTCATAAAAGCTGGAATGACTTGTTAAGAGATTTTAAGGCACTGAATAATCGTAATAAAAAAATATATAATCAATCATAATACTGGTGCTGATAACAAAAGAGAGGGTAAGTATTTCATGTTGTTAGCTCACCTTAATCCCTTGCACATAGAGCAAAAATAGGGTATACTTTTTTTACAAGGAGAAAAGAAAAATGAAAAAGATTGTTTTTGTTGGATTGACAGTGATTACACTGCTTGCTAGCTGTGCTTCTACCGATTTAAAACCATTTAATAATGATTTAAAAAATCCTAGGGAAATAACTGAAAACCAAGATAAAACAGGTATAGACCAAATTGTTATAACATATTATGTGAAAGGTGTAGGCGGAAGTATTGCCCTCAAAATCGGGGATACGGAGGTAAAAGAAGCTACACAGATAAAGCACTCTATCAGTATTCAAAAAGGAACAAAAATTACTTTTATTGCTTATCCTGAAGATAATTATAAGGTTGATATGTGGTCTAGTCCTTTTGCTAACACATCTAAGCAAAGTGTGGATTTGGTTGTTGTTGAAAATGTAGATATTTATGTTATGTTTAAACAAAAAGATTTAGCAAGTACAAGCTATAATGACTCTTCTCGTACAATACACACTGGGCCAAGAGGCGGTAAATACTACATCAATAAAAATGGAAAGAAAACTTATATCAAAAAAAAATAAACGCTAATATTTTTAGCTTAACAAAATATAAGAATAACAAGGAGTTTATATGAAAAAGATTGTTTTTATTATTTTTGCAATATTCTTGTTTACAAGCTGTCCGGCTCCTACATCAGCAATCGTTATTGAAAATAAAAGTAATTATCCCGCCGCCTTAAAAATAGAACATATTAAGGAAAATAAAAATAATGTAATTCTACAACCAACAGAAGGAATAACCCTCTCCTTGATTGCACCAAATACAATTAAATATGCCGTTTCTTTAGAAAGTATTTCTCGAAATTATTTAAAATTCATTTCTGACAATTATTGTGTTATAGAAAATACAGTGCCTGAAAGATATACAATTATTAACACGACAAGGTTCAAAGTAATTTTAACAGAAAAAAATAATCTGTTTGATAAAACCACCATAGATGGCATTTCTGGGACTGAAATTGTCAAATCAAAAGATATAGATGCATTCTCCCCCTCGTTAAATATTCAAGCAATCACAGATGATGAGTTTAAAATTATCCTTGATGTTTTTGTTCAAAATAAAAAAATCATAATAAAACTATAGCTTTAAGCGAAGATACCCTTGAGTGTCCACCCACACAATTCCGGCTTCACTTGGTTGTGTTGGTGGAAGATTGCAAAGCATAAAAGTTTCAAAATTTCCTGTAAAACAAAAAGATATATTTTCATCAAGTTTATTTATAGAAAGACTGCCACAATACTCTGGAGGCTCCCCTCCATAGGTTGGCTTTAAGTATCCTTGAGGTCTTGGGTTTTTATTACCATATTTAAAGGTTCCATATTCAAATACTCCATTGTTGGTAATGATGTGCACATAGTAGTAATCATCTTCATATTTTAAATACTCCCAACGCCCCATATATCTATTCCAGCTTCGCCAGTCAGTGATGATTTTAATTTTTTCTCCTGAACTTATTTTTACAATTTGGCGCCCTTTAAAAGTGCCTGTTGCAGTGCTGTTGTTTCTCCGCCCCATGCTATTAAACATATCAAGTGCTGTTTGTCCGCTTGTAAATGAGAAAGGCTCTGTTTCAGGTGTTTTTTTTAGCAATTTTAAAGTAGGAGTGTTTAATTCTCCAGAAAAATAACCGTTTACCATTGTAGTGTTTTTCAAAAAAGTATTACCATTCGTATCAACCCTAAAAATCTCCTCTCCCTTATTCCTAATCTTCAATCCGTTCGTTTCGTCAAACCACGCTTCAAAATCGTTATGCTCATCGCCTTCGATTGTATCTATACGCAGTTTTCTAACCACAAGATTTTTAATAAACGCCTGATTGACTAAAAGCTCATCAATCATCGCTTTTTGAGCTACCAACACCTTAGCAAACAACGCCCCGAAGTGCCCCGTCTGCTGTTTTAGCTCCTCAATCTCAAATAAGTGCACCAAGCACGACTGATACTCTTTTGCGTAGTTTATTGCCGGTTCTAGGGGCTTCCAAGCTAGACCGCTCCACTTATAGCACACGCCGACCTTCCAGCCGCCTATCGTCTTACCCGAAAGCACCCAATCGCCGGGATTTGCGTCTACAAATCCGAATTTCTCACCCTTAGTGATGATGGCTGTTTTTGTATCGGGGACTGTTTCGACGACACCCAGATATTTAGGCGTTGCCTCTGTAACGATATTTTCAAGCTGTTGCACCTGTGTGCCTTTTGTTACAAGGCGGTATAAGCCCCTGATTTCGGGCTCTGTTACAACCGACTTGTACTTTCTAACTTCGTCAAAAGTAGCGTGCGTTCTTCCGCCTCCGAGCGTGAAGCCTTCGGAAAAGTCCACGGGGTAATTGCCTGTAGTAAGTTCTGCTTTTAATTCTGCGTTCTTATAGATTTTGAAAAAGCTGTTTTTTGAAAAAAGAAAACACCAATGCGTCTGCTCTTGGTCGTCTTTAACATCGGTTACGGTTTTAGCCCCTGCAAGCTCCACGGTTAAAAAGTCCGTTGCTTGGTCAAAGTAGGCTTTTATATTTGCCGTCTTAAAAATACCCCTGTAGTCGTCTGCTTCTACGACACCGTCCCATTGCCGCCAAAGCGAGATAGTAAGTTCATTTCTGTTTCCGGCAATCGGCATAGTACCTGTCCCTGCAGGTAAATAAACGGCGTTACCCGAAACGCCTTGAACGATTTGAGCATCTTGAGGAAGTGTCATATTTGCACCGTTTGCGTAGTTTATTGCTTCCATTTGCTTTATCTCCTTTTAATCGATTTTTGGATAGCGTTTTTTAATCTCCGCTATCTTTTCAAGCCATACGGTTTTGTCGAGGTCGCCTCTTAAAACCTGCATCCCTAACGGATCGGCTTCTCTTGAATAAGCCGCTTGCCGGAGCTCGTCGATGTAAGCGTTGTACTCTTCTTTAGAGAGCTTACCTTCATCGAAAAGCTCTCTTTTTGTTTTTGGAACGATTTGCCCGTTTTCAATTTTTTCATCGTCTTTAAGAGTTTTTAATCCTGCCTCGACCTTTTCTGACTCTGTCATATCCTTAAAGTCTGTTCCTGCTTCATTGAGCTTCTTTCCTTCGGGTGGTTGGATTAGGTTTTCTTCTACAAGTTTTTTTAAACTTTTCTTTTTACCGGTAATTAAATCTTCATACATTCTAACGTCATCGCCGATGTTGGCTTGAATGTTTGAACCGTAAATGTAAGCCACTCCTTTTTTTTCTTTCTTCGGCTTTTCGCCGATGATGTGATTTATGATGATATTATTTTCAATTTCAATTCTTTCAAAATATTCCATATTTAATTTCTCCTATTCATTTTTTACCAATACCCAATAAATAAAGGTAAGGTTTCGAGAGCGGTTTTCTTCGGCTGTAGGGACAACTCGCGAAGTGTCGAATGTTATTCCGTGAAAATAAATAAAACCACCCCCTGAATTTGAACTTAACAAGCCTTCATATTGTCCACCTCTTAGAGCTCCTGTCCCATCTGTAACACTTGTTTTTTCCCAAAAACCAACACTATGACCGTCTTTTCCATCCCCTAACGCCCCTTCTATATTCCTGATTGCATCCTTTTGCTCATCATCTTCAAATATATAATTTCCATTCCTGATTTGGTCTTTCGTCAATTTTTTAGAACTAAAGGCTTCAGCATTTCTGCCCTTTGTCCTAAAAAAATTCCCGTCGTAGTTGACTTCATACCAACTATACCCCTTGTAGTACATTGATGCATCCTCCAGCGGGCTAGGCATTCCGGGCATCTGAAAATAGCCTTTTTGGTAATGTTCGATAAACTTATTATTAACCTTTGCAAGTAATTTGCTTTCCGCTGTTGCCATTGCTTCTTGTAATTGAGCATCTATATAGCTTTTAGCTTCATTAACCTTTTTCTGTAAGGCTTCTTCTGCCGATTGGATTAAGGCAGAAAGCTCCAGTTTTTTAGCTTCGGCTGTTGTCGTTAATTCTCCGCTCGATGTCGCCGCCGCTTGTTGCAGTGTTGTGTGTGCTTGAGTGCTTGAATTATTTATCACAATCTTTGCATTTTCAATCGCTTGTTCTAAAGCAGCTTTTTGGGTTGCGAGTTCTGCCGAGATATGGTCTTTTGCGTCTTGTTTAATTTGCTTTACAACCGTATCTCCCATAGCAGCTATAGCGGCGTTTTTTGCCTGCTCGATAAAATTATTATAGGCTAGCGTTAGGTCTTCCAGTGCCTTGCCTAGTGCCTCATTTGTGTATGCCATTTATACCCCCTGTACGGCCTTTAAAAATATAAAGGTTCCGTCATTTTTTATAATTTTAGGCCTGTAAGGCCAATTTGAATACTGTTCTATTTGAGTGTTAAACACACGCTTTACATAGGCGGCAAACTCCGGAAAGACATCGGGGCTAAAGGGTAAGCCGTTAGCCTCTAAAAAGCCGTGCTTGTATTCATTTTCATAGAATAATTTAATCTCTCCGATAGGGCTGTCATTTTTTTGAATTGCCAAAAGCCCAGCCGTTTTTTTTAGTTTTTTTACTTCATTTTCTTTTTCAATTAAAAAATAATCATTATCACTTAAAAGCCCTGCAAGGTCTAAATTATTTAAACTTCCGCCTTGTCCTTTTTCTCCCTTAAAATGCCAAACATTACCTCTAAAATCCACTACAGCATAACAGCCTAGCCCAAATGTTTCGGCGTTTATATTTTGCGAGATTTTATTAGTTGCAGGTTCTTCAGTTTGAATTGTTACATTAAAAATCCCTGTCAATTTATAAACTATTAAATACTGCTTAGCCCCGTTACCGTTTTGCTTGTCAAAGAAAAGTTTTAATGTAAAATCGTTTTTTAATTCTCCCGATAAAATAATTACATTATTTAAAGCATCTTCAAAAGTCATTTTGATTTCTTGTTTATCTGTGCAGTCAAGTTCTATGATTTTAGATTTCCAAGCTGTATAAGACGGGTTGGGAGCGGGTAAGGCTTGAGCCTTTTCGTCAAAGTTTAGGAGGCTTAAGATATTGGTGTCGGTGGGGAAGGATAGGGCTTCTCCGGGAATACCTTGCTCGCCTTGTTCTCCCTTTACCCGCTGCCAGTGATAGTCGGCAGGGTTGTCGCTTTCTGTTTGACTGTCCTTGTTAAAGGCAAAACCGATATAATCCTTACCTTCAGGATTATCGCTCATCCCTTCGCCTTGGGCGTTATCGGCATACTTCACCCATGTAAATTTGGGCTTACCGTCTTTGCCGGGTTCTCCGGGTATGCCGTCCTTACCACGCATATCAACCCATTTGTAATCGGCGGGATCGTTGCTTTCTTCTTGTGTTAATTTATTTTCTGCAATGCCCATAAATCGCCTTGTATCATCGGGGTAATCCGAGATATCGGCCCCGTTTGCGTCCTTTGCAAACTTAATCCAAGTGTAATGGGTTACGCCGTCTTTGCCATTTATGTCGGGCGGGATTGGCTTTGGGGGTGTTTCAGTTTTCTGCGTTATATTGCTTTTATAATCGGGTATCTTGCCTGTGTAATAAATTGCTTCATTGTAGTTTACCAGTTCCAAGCTAAAGCCTTTATCGCTTCGCTTTATTTGGCTGATGATATAGGGGGTCGATATTTTGCTGAATTTGCCGTCTGCGTCTATTTCTCCGAATGAAAATAGGCAGCCTGTATCGGGCTTAGCGTCTGCACTCGTTTTGATTTTTGTTAAGACCGTAAGCTCGTTAGTGTTTCCGTCCCCAACTACTTTTATTTTAACCGGCTTTACGCCTTTTTCAGTAAAGCAATTAACAATAATTCCGTATGTTTCCGTAGCCGCAAGCGTCAAAAGCTCGTTAGTGTAGATTTTCTTTAATAGCCCGCTTCTCCATTTTACCTCTTTAATTGTATAGCCCTTACCGATACCGATTTTTAAGCTGTCATCCTGAATTAAAATCTTACTGTATGGCGTGTAAAATACGCCCTCGTTTCCAACTTCTATAATCGTAGTTTTGGGCCGGAGAGCTTCTATTGCCATAAGCCGCCTAGCGTATTTTACGATGTGCTCAAAGGTGGTAATTCCTGTAATGTTTACATCTTTGATGATACTATCAGGGGTAAGCTCAAGAGGTTCACCGTTTACTTCACGCATAAGCAAGTAGGTATCTTCTTGATATAAATCGTCCTTGCTGTTTACATATTTTATTCTAAGGCCGTCGGTACGTCTGCCGAATGTCTTTTTATTTTGAATACTGATTATATTCTGCGGGTTATAAACTGCTAGGGCGTTTTCTTGCGGTTTATCTATAGCGATTGCCCGCCTGCCGTATATGTCGGTATAAATACAGGCTCCCGTCGCTTCCATAATGTGATTAAGTGTAGCGTCTTTTTTTGTATTCTGAGTAATTACCCAGTCAAACTTAAATCCTTTATCCTCGCAATACTCGTAAAACTCGCCGAAGCTCTCTAGGTCTAATTCATCATCGTTATATCGACTTGCGGGGTGGCTTTCGCTTGTTTCGATTTCTAAAGCCCACGCTGCAGGGTTGCGGGTTTCTGTCCTTTCCTCGTTCCACTTCGTACCGTTCCAAGTGCGGGCGATGCCTTGAGTGATGACGTTTATTTTTTTTAGCTTTTCCTCGTTGATTTTTGAAGCCTTTAATTTTAAGCCTATAATTGTGCAGAATGCCCGCTCTCTATCCTCAATGACTTTACAAGGAACTAATTCCCAGTCGGTGCTTTTGTTTGGATCGAAACAAATAGACTGATAAAAAAGGCAGTAACAATCGTTTTTAATTCTGCTGTCTTTGTTGCCGTTGCTTCTAACTCTTATGTATATTGCCGTCTGATTATTTTCTTTTAGCGTCTTATAATCGGCGGCCGAAAACTCTTTATGTGCCGTATATCTTAATTCCTTTGTCGAGATAACTCGCTTAAAAAGATTTGTTTGCGTTCCGTTGTTATTAAATGTAAAATCCACCCAAGAGGAGCCGCCGTCCAGTGAATATTGAGGCGTGATTGTTACTTGCGTTTCTATCTTGTCGCCGTCATTATTCATAGCGTATAAGCCGTAAGGAAAGGTTATAGCAATATCAACATCTTTGGCGTATGGGTTCAAGGTGTATGTCAAATATTCCTTTGTGCCTCCTGCAACATCGCTATCGTGCGGTATTTGGTCATTACAGGTCTTTGAGTCCACCTTGTAATTTAATGCCGGTATCTCGCTTAAAAGCTCGCCGTCTTGGGCTATCTCGATTTTTCCACCCTCGGCAAAAATACCGGAGTCTAAATTATAACCGCCCTCTTGCGGTGTGGGCTCCGTGAATGTTTTAATTATGATGTCATCTATAGCAATTTTTTTTAAAACCTGTTTATTAAAGCCGCATTCTAAAACGGTATAAATGTACTGGTCCACTCCATCTGTTCCGGCTATCTCATAGAACGGCGAGCATAATAGGTAGGGTGTGAATAAATGCCGCCCGACAATATACGGCTGATTATTCCCTGTAGCTAGGGTGTTACTTGCCCCACGCAAAAAAGGGCGGTTGTCAATATCGGGCTTGTTTGATAGCTTTTTCATTTTTTCAAGCTCGGCCTTTGCTCTTTCTGCCGCCTCTCTTGCCTTATATGCAAGAACCCCGCCTACAATACCAGCTCCGACAGCTACAACAGCTAAAACAACCGCCGTAACAATAAGGGCGACCGTTCCGCTCGGCGTTAGCCTGATTGTAACCTTGTCTTTTTCTTGCAGTATATAATTATAATTTTCAACCCTGCCGTTGATTACGATAATGGCATTATCTAAATCAAAACAGGGTAGGGCTTCTTGTACGGTTAGCCCCGCCTGTAATTCCAACGGTGTTTGTTTATTTGATAATTCTTTATAAAGCGTCGCTTTCATTTATTACCTCATAATATGCAATCGGTTTCATAACTGCTAAGGGCGATATTTTAACCCCTTTATCCATAGTTGCGTGCAGTACCTTTCCTCTCTCGACTATATAGCCTACGTGTGTATTGCCGTGATAAATCGAGTAAATGAGTGCCCCGATTTTAGGCTCTTCTATCTGCCTGACATTAAGGCCTCCGCTTATATAGTCATTGACGCTTTCGGCGGGTAAGTCTACAATACCGCCGTATAAATCCTTCAAGGGCGTTCCCGCCCGCTTGCAGCACTCCATTACCACGCCGTAGCAATCGAAGCCGCTTTTGTCTCTTCCGAATTTCTTAAAAGGAACGTTTAATAAATCATCGTACTTCAATTGTTGCCCCTGTTGTTGTATGAATTAAAAATCAAAGCCGGAAAGGTCATTCCGCCCCTATCGTCTTTGTTTAGCTTCATATCCAGCTTCATACCGTCCCATGTCGCCTCCCCGTATTTATGCTTGAATAATCCTATCGGTTCCACTTCCTCGCCGTTGAATATGCCTATAACTTCAACCTTAAAATAATAATTATCTTCAAGCATATCGATGATTGCGTTATGCTCCACCAGCTCGACACTGAACGAACTATCCCCGTTTGTATTCGGGGTGTATGTAAAGCTGCTTGCACTGTAGACTATTCCTTTATAAGACATATCCTGATTGTCGTTAATCAAGAAAATATTAAGCGTGTTTTCAGGGTTCGATAACCGGACTAAGAACGGCAGGTTATAACCGCCGCCCTCTGTTAGCTGCTTATATACATTCATAGCCTTAAGCCTCCGTTAGTTCTAGGCTTACTTCTTTATGACGTAAGCCCGTCCAGCCTGTAACTTTAACCTTATATTGCTTCGTTCCGCTCCCTGCGATGATGTCCGTTAAATTACAAGGAACGGTGCCGCTTTTAGCCGTTGTTTCATACCAATAAAGAAAATGCTGAAATTCTGTCTTGCCGTCCACCTTAGCCGTGCCGGTGTCTTTAAGCCATAGGTTTACCGTGTGCTTTTTTTTCGGCAGACTGTTTTTTAGATACTCGATTTCCCTCCCGCTTTTAAATTCCACCTTTTCGGTGTTATTTTTATAGTCTCCGTCTTGTCCGTAGAAGTCTTTATTTACATGCGTACTCCACTCTATAGCCATTTTCTTTTCTCCCTTATATTCCGTAATAATCGCCTGACATTCCTTGCTGCGCTAGGTTTAACGAGTCGTTGTATCGACCGTTTTTTAAGCTCTCGTTTACTCTGGCATCTATCATTATTTCGATTTTGTCTCTAGTCAATCGGGGCTGTGCCGTTGCAATGTTTGAAGCACTGTTGTTTATTACTATGTTCGGAGCTGCCCCCTTTCCGCCGCTTCCGCCGTTTATAAAATCCCATAAGCCTTTCTGTTGGCTCATGTTCATTACCATTTCACGGCTGTTAAGATTTGCCGCTATGTTATCCCCGCTGTAAGACGAGCCGCCCACAATTCCGCCTGTGCTGAAGCTGGGGGGTATAGGTTTGCTTGCCATAAGGCTCGCAATTTGAACAGCACCCGCCGCTGCAACAATCGGGGCTTCAATAAGGCCTAGCGGTATGCCTTTGGATATAGCTTGCGAGATACCTACAGCCATATTTGTCATCGCTTGTAATAAAGACACGCTCCATTGCCACATCTGAATTTTGTATTGCTCCTTAGCGGCCTTTCGTTTACTTTCTGTCAGCTTCTTGTTGTATTCTTCCTCGCTCATCTCGCCTTTTAGATACTTCATTTCTAGCTGTGCTTGCTCGGCTGTTGCTTGGTTCTTCGAGGTTTCAAGCATAAGATTAGCCGCTTGGTTCATTATGCTTACGCTTCGGTCTACATAACCTTGTATCAATGTTAAAAGCTCGGCCGTTTGCGCCGCCTTGCTTTGTAAATAAGCTTCATCAAGCTGCTTGATTTTTTCGTATTTTTCTTCTTCGCTTAAAACCTCGCTATCGGCAAGGGCTTGCTTCATCTTCAAAAGGTCGGCTTGTTTGTTTACGTGCTTATCCCACCATGATTGTTCTTTCCCTGCTATTGCGTTTACCTTTTCGTCAATGATAGATTTTTCCGCCTCTGCAAGGCCTTTTAATAGTTCTTCACGGCTTAATATATTCTTCTCGCCCTGCTGTGCTTGTTTGATTTCTTCTTCTGTCGCTTCTTTGATTTTTTGCTTTATATCGTCAAGGGCTTTAAGCTCTTTTTGTAAATGCTCCGCAGGTGTCATCTCCCGCTTAATGCTGTTTATTGCCTCTGTCGCTTCTTGCGTTAGCTTGATAGCGGCCGCTAGTTTTTCTTCCGTGTCTGCTGCTGCTTTGGCGGCTTTCTCGGCTTCTTTTAATTGCTCCAGCCGTTTTTGTTCTATTGGGTATCCTTCTTTAATTAGCCCGTTTGTTTTGGTTAGTAAGTCGATGTATGAATTAAGATAGACATTGTATCGGTCTTGAGCACTTACCGCCTGACCTTTTGCTTTCGCTTCTACTTCCAGAGCGTATAGCGACTCTTCTAGTTTTTTGTTGCTTGCATCGGCGGCCTCGTTGGCTTTCTTTGCCGTTTCGGCGGCTTTGGCTTCGGCGTTTGCTTTTTTTTGCGCGGCTTCGGCTTCTTTTTTCGCCTGTTCAGCTGCACGTTCTCTCGTTCTTAACTCGTCCTTAATTACGAGCAAGGCCGAATTCTCCTCATCGGTGAGGTCTCCTCGTAGCTCTAGTTCTTCTTTAAGCCATTTTAAATATTCAGTATTTTGAAAACTTACACCCCGTCTTACTTCTCCTGTTTTTTTATTGGTGTATTCTGAATTGATGAGGTTTACACCCTCATCAACCCCCATTTTAATACCGCCCCATTTTCGACTCATGGTTTCTAAAAGCTCGTTAATTTGATTGACACCCGCCGTTAAATATTCAAAAAATCTTTTTGCTCCAACGGATAATGCTTCAAACATCGGGTTTGCTATTTTTCCGATAGACTCCATAAAATCGCCAAATGCATTTTTGGCCTGTGTGCCGCTATCTGCCGCTTCTTTTGCAAAGCCTTTGTACTTACCGGCTATCAAGTCTATGGCATCGCCGTTTTTTAGCTGCTCATCGGTTAGGTCTTTAATCTCGGCAATCTGCCGCCCCATAGTTCCGGCCATTCCGCTGTAGGTAGAATTAAGCGTTTCGGCTGCCGTTTTAAGGTCGATGTGTTTAGCCGCTGCGTAATCCGCCGCTGCACCCATTATCTTCATTATCTCGGCTTCCGTGCGGCCTGTGCTTGCGAGCTGTGCCATAATGTCGATAGTACCTTCGTCGCCGTAATTGCTTATTTCTTGCAAACCGCTTGCGAATTCCTTTAACCTCTGGACGCTTTCTTTTTGTAAGTAAGGGTTATTCTCGGCAGCTTTTTGTAGAGCTTTCTCCGCTTTCTCCTGAACCTTGAATGCTTCGTTTGCGGCTTTTAGTCCTTCGATGAATTTTTTGACTGCCATTACCGTAACCGTAAGCCCCGCAGCAACCGGTCCCGCTGAGCTTGCTAAACTTCCCATTTTGGAAGCAAAGCCGCTGGCAGCCCCGCCTGTTTCATTAAATGCGGTTTTAAGGGCGTTAGTTGCCTTTGTGCCCTTGCCCATATCCTTTGCGGCGTTGTTTACTTTGGATTTAACCCGCTTTAAGCCTTTGTCTAGTTCTAAGTCGTCTATCTTTGTTTTAAAATTTAATTCGCCGTCGTTTGCCATATTGCCTCGTTATAAAAGTTTTAATTTCATTTTCAAAATCAAAAATCCTATGCTTCCTAAAATCAAAAGGCCTAAAATACAAGACAAAACTACAAGGGCTAGCTTTAGCCTGTACCCTGTCTTTTTCAGTTTCTCAATCTGTATTGCTTTTAATTCCAGCTCCATACTTACCCCGTTCTCGTATTCGTTGTAAGATTGCCTTAAACTCTTCAAGGCATCTCGCTCCGTCTGTAATTGACTTTTCAAGGCTTCCGACAAGTTCAAAGCTTCGGTCAATCTCGTTTTTAAGCTCTGTGCTTGTAACTGCTGATTGCGTCTGCTCGTCTCCCAGCTTTCCGAGATTTTCTCTAACCGGATAAGCTCCGTTTCCGTGATTATATATTCCGCCTCTTGTGCAGCAAGAGGAAAGACTAAAAAGCAAAACACAAACAAACATAAAAATAAAAAACCTCTTTTCATTCATTTATACCTCCATCATTTTAGCAGCTGTGTTTTTGAATATCTTACATAATTGCTCCGATATTCCAAACCTATTTTTGTTTATTTCAATCGATCTAAAAATATCCCCATCATCGTGCCTTTCACTTGCCGCTTTCCAATCAATAAACATTTCAACTAAATCTACAAGAGTAAAATCATCTATTCCATTTTTATAATGTTCAGGATGATGAGAGTTGTTTGCATAGTGATGATCAAGTGCAGGTTTTAATTCATCAAGGGCCTTTTTATAATCATCGCTTCCATAAGTAAGCCCTTTTAATAAAGGTGTCATTTTGTCAAATAAAGGCTTTTCTGGCTCTTGAAGTTTTGAATTATCGTGTTTTATTGCTCTGTCAATAATTTCTTTTGTAAATTGTAGAAGTAGTTCATTTACTCTTTTAATGTGAAGCAATGTATCTTTTATAGAGTCATAATTCATTTACCGCTCCTTATTATAGATTTCTCTTGTTTGTACTAACCGTGCGATTAGTTCCGCCGTCCAGTTCTGTATGCGTTTTTTAAATTCGGGTGTTTTGAACGTTTTTTCTATTGGGAACGTGTATATTAGGTTACAAATAGTCTCTTGTTTATCTTGCACATACATAGGCGAATTACTAATATTGTTAAACATTACCCATTCAATAACTTTATCATATACTCGCTCCAACACATATTTTATAAAGAATCTGTTGCACTTTGTCATGTCGGCGTCTATTTTACCCTCTATACTCATAACGAAATCATGAGCGGCTTCTACTTGCCGTCTTATTATTTCACGCTCTTTTTCTGCTTGCCCGATTCGCAGATGTTTTGTTTTAATTGCAACAATTCCGCTTTTTACCAGCAAAATAAAAAGGGCTATAACCACCGCTAAAAAAATCAAAACTTGTAAAGCGTTGCCGCTTGTTAATACTTCACTGATTGCTTGCCACATTTACGCTTCACTCCTTGCTATATAATCCGTTACACTCGCTCGGAATGCGTCTAATAATTCGGGCTGTCTTACCCATAGGCGGGGGCAGTCCTTCCAGCCTACTACAGCATGATGTGTTGTAATGTCGTCTGCTTTAAGATTAAAGCGTTTGCATAAATCCGCACATAATGCTATAGCGGCGTTTATTGTTTCGTCGGTAAAACGCCCCTCGTTATCTGTCGGGCATAATTCAATCCCGATTGTGCAATAATTCGGGCTGTTCGTTTTCCAGTTTTCGGCGTAGTGCTTAAACTTTGTTCTTGCGTAGTCTGTATAGAATTTTCCGCTTGCAGGGTCTTTCTGGCTGCTTCCGCAATGATAAGCGACTTCCTCTAGCGGTATACACTGTATTATAGTGCCGTCTTGCCCTATGATGTAATGAGCCGAGCCGTATCCGTCCTTGCCGTTTTTTCTCGACTCAAAATAATTCCGATTTTGCTCTGCGTTTGCTCTTGGGTTAGCCGTCCAGTGCATTATGATACCTAGTACCTCTTTAATGCGGCGTTGGGAGCGGCTCCATTCGTTAGGTGTTAGTAATTGTTGTTTGATTGTCATCTTGTACCTCTACCTATATAGTCATTTTTGTTTGTGGTAGAAGTAAAAAAATAGGATATTTTGTTAGTTATTTCGTTTTTTTTAATCTTGCGTAGAGAATATCGATTTTTGCCGGAAAGCCTCGTATAATCAATCCTCGTGCCTCTGGCGGGGTGTTTTAATCATCGGTGTCGGGTGTGGGTTTTAATGCTGCAAGGTATGGGTTCTCTTTTTTGAAAATCTTAATCTGCTCTGGGGTAAGTTTATCAGGATAGTCTGTGAAAAAACTGAATACCGTTTTTTTATCAAATGAAAAACATGTCTCGCCAACGCTATTTATAGGGTTCGTCCACCATATAGAGTCGCTTTCGTTGTATTTATAGAAACAACACCAACCTTTTTTATAAAAATTATTTCCATTCATTTTGTACCTCCCCCTTGTCCTTTTAATTGTTCGCTTTCGCCGGTGTTAATATATTTCATTAGCTCGACAAATTCCCTGTTTTTTCCTAAACTTTCAATATCGATTAAAATACTCGTGTTTTCAAACTTAATTCCTTTTTCTGTGGTGTTCATCCTTTTGCAACCGAAGCGTTTTTCCAAAACATCATCTGTAAGAGATTTGAAGCCGTTTGTCCACAGAGTGCCATCCTCTTGAAGCTCGAGGTATTCAAGTACTAAGTCTCCTGTCTTGCGTACGATCGCCGCATGGTTTCCTGCTGTTAAATAGTATTCTTTCCCTATTTCCATTTCTTTTCTAAGCAAACGCACCCCTGCAAAATCATTGTACTGTTTTTCAATCTTGCTTTTAACGCCGTTAAGTCTTGCTATTTCGCTAATTGTCGTTCGGTCAGCAAATACATTACGCTCATTCCGCCTCTAAAATCCTTAACATCAAACCCTGCTTTATTGGCACAATACGCAAAAGCGACCGATGAGCAACTGCCATCCGTTTTATCAGCACCGCCTATCTTTGCTATAATTTTATCAGATTTTAGAGGTTTGTCAAGTACAAAAACTTCACGTGATTGAACTTTGTATACTTCAAGCCATGTTCGCGCTATTGATTTTTGATTATCTATAAGCCCTTTTATGTCTGTTGCTTTTTTCAGTGCTGCATTTTTAGGCGTTATCCCTTTCGGCTGTTTGCCGGTCGGTGTTCCGATATACTCCCTTGCGCTGTCTCTTCTTATTCCGGTTTGCTTTGTAAAGTCCCGTGCTGCCGCTTGCCATTCTCCGAGCTTCCGCCTTGCCTGTGTGCTGTCTGCTCCTGCTGCTTCCTGTGTTAATGCCTGCCGTTTGTATTGTCTTATTTTCCGTTCTACTCCTCGTAATTTTTGTTCGCCCTCATAGCGTGATAACTCCTCGCCGTTGTAGGTTACTGTCTTGCTTGCCATTTCGTCTAGGTCATCGCCTGTGTAGTGTTCTTCCATTCCCTCAAAATACGGATAAAATGAATGTCGGCAGTTTATACCGCATAGCCCCGCAGCCGTCCCCAGCTCGCAGATGCTATATAATTCTTTTCGTGTAAAAATGCAACCCTGCCATGCTGCGTGGTCCGGTCTTGACCCAATATGTGCCGTAACCTCAAACCTTTCTACTCCAAGCTCTTCGGCATTGCTTAATGTTTGATTGGCGGCTGTCTGGTTTATGCTGGTTAGTATGTTCATACGAACGGCCGATTCTATTGAACGGATAATAGGCTTTCCGTTCTCGTACCTAACTGTTGTTATTCCTCGCTTGCTTAGTTCGTCTGCTGCGCTTTTCATTGCGGTGTTGTAGTCAAATGCCCCGCTTTGCACATCCATATAAACACGGTTAGCCTGTTGTACAAATTGTTGCTGCGATGTTGCCGCTGTTGTTAGGGTTAGCCTTGATAAATCGCTATGACATTTTTGAATAGTCGATAGCATAGCTTGAGCGTTGGGGGCGCTTACCGTCCGTCCTGTCATTGCCTTAAAAATTCGGTTATCGTTTTTGGCATTTGTTTCTAGTGCTTCCGTGAAGGTTTCCGTTACCTGCCTGATTATCGCTTTGTCATACTTAGCTAATATGCGGGCTATGTTTTTTTTGAGGCCGCCTGCTTCGGCTAACATTTGAGCCTGCCTGCGTGTGGTCTCTGTTATCCTGCCGAGCCTTGCGATACGCCGTGCCATATCCTGCAGGATTTCGGTTTCAAGCTGCGAGTAAATTTCGATAATGTCATCGGATAATCCTTCTAGGTAGCGGGGGGATAGCACTTTAAAACTTACCCCGCACAATCCGCCATGCGATTACAATACGCTTTTTAAGCGGTTCGTTATTCAACGCATAGCGTAAGCCGTTCAATACGGCTCTGTCGTTCCTGGTGATTTCTTTTCTTTGCTTGTTTAATCTTGCCATTTTCTTACGCTCCAAAATTGAAAGGGTCGGGGGCGGCTTCCGGTTCCGGCACATTTGCCTTTGCCTGCGCTTCGTCTTCTCCGTAGAAGTCTCGGCGGTATTCCCATTTATTGCGAACGCCTGCGCTTACCTCGCTAAGTGCCATAGTCTTGGCGGCTGATACATCCTTGCGGGTTTGGTCGTCGTTCCATGTTACCGTTATTTTTGAGTTGTTAGAACCCAGCTTATAGGCTGCCGCCATGTGTGCGAATACATCAGCACAATGCTGATACTTAACTTCGATTTCGTCCTCTATCTTGTCTACGATAGCATATAGCTCTTGCCGTCCGCCTGAATACTGCGTTGCTGTCTGCTGTACGCTTTCCATGTCCGATATTGTGCCTTTGCCGATATTGCAGGTTAATTCTATTCGTCTTAGTATCTGCTGCAGCATTTCGTTTTGTTGGGCAGTCCTTAAATTCGGGGCGTGCTCTACAATCCGCTTTCCGTCCGTGCTGCCGTCGCCTTCAATCTGGACTACAAGGCGGTTAAGTTCCGGCGTCATTTTAACGCCGACCGCCTCGCCGTTTCGTTTTTGTCGTTTCATAAACATATCACGGTCAGCCCACACCCGCATTTCTCCGCCTTTCTGCTCCCAATTCATTCGCTCGAATTGCTCATCGGCACTCTTGATAAGCTCTTCCGCCCCCGCTATGATTGCAACCGGAACATTTGAGCCGTCTATCTTGTTTATAGCGTGGTTTCTAAACTCAATAATCATAGGCTGCTTTACACCCGCCCATGTGTATTCGGGTGTTAGGTCTGCCGTCTGCGGGCAGTCGGTCAACGCTGCTTTTCTTAAGAACCCGCCTTCATTCCTGTATAATTCGCATTCTACCGAATGGGCGCTATCCCTGTAAGTATGCGTTTCCGTTAAAAGCCATTTTTTCGAGCCGTCTATAATCTCTTTTAAAATCAATGCACTTGTAAGTGTTCCATCAAAATCGTAAGAGATAGGCAGGTAGTTACCAAGCGGGAGCGTTTCATATTGTAATTTACTGTTACTGAAGATAGGGCGGATAATACAGCCGCCTAGAAGTGCGATATAGTCTACGATTTTATCGACATTCTTATTTATGTGGTTCATCGCCTCGGCTATTGCTTCATTCTCGACCTCTAGCCCGATTTCACGGGAAACCAGCATAGAAAGCCGCCCGCTTATCTGCTCCAAAACTCCGCAGGGTGGAGCTTTCTCATTCCACGGGGCTGCCCCGCTCATCATCTGCCCCCATAGCTCTATGGAACTATACATCTGCTTGCTTATGTTGGTGTTAATTCCTGTAACATCTTTTATTGTGTTTGTGTGGAAAAGTTGTAACATATTCATAATAAAGCCCCTTATTTTTTCAAACATTTTTGCCTCTCAATTTATATAGTCATTTATTCTCCGCCGTGCCGCCATATAGTTTCTAGCGAATAACGCACCGTGTCTATTCCGTGGTCGGGTTGGCCTTGAGGATAACCGCTCATAATCTCGCCCGTGCGTTTGTCAATTTCGTATTCAAATAGCGTGAATTCGTCTGCTATATGCGGGCAGCGGGCGGGGTCGATTACGATTTTCTTTAAGCCTTGCAGCCACTTAAAGCCTGCTTCACGGCTTCCAATCCCTTTAATCGCTCCTCGTACATTTCCGCCCCAAGTTCTAAAATCTGCGATGCTCTTAGGCTCTGCACTGTCTGCCGTTATCCGGTCTCTCGCTATGTTCATTCCGCAGGCCTTCATGTGTTCACTTAATTTCTGGAACGCTTCATAGTTGCCTTGCTTATTCATGTACAATTCGTCAAAGATATAAAGCGTCTGTTTGCTTGCATTAAATGCCGATGTGCTAAATGCAAATGGGTCGGGATAATAGCCCCAGTCAATACCGCTATACAAATAATCGAAGGTTTGTATTTCTTCGTCCGTGATTTCTCTAAGCTCCACATTCTCAAATACATTCTGCCCCGTGCCTGTTACTATCCCTAGATAGATATTCTCATAAGCCCGCAGGTTGTTTTGTTTCGTCTGCTCGATGTCATGAAGTATTGCGTCTCCCAGCCATTCTCTTGGGATATCCTTATAGGTGGTGTGGATTACCATTCTGTTCGGGGCCGGCGTGGCTGCTTCACGGTTGCACCAGTGCCGTGCTGCGCTCGGCGGGTTGTAGCTCTCGAAGATATAAAATGCTTCGCCGCCTCTCAAGACGGATATTTTAATATTCTGTAATTCGGCGGGCGTGAATTCCGTTTTTTCTTCCATCCACAAAATAGCAAAATAGCCGCTTGAAACCTTGATTGATTTTAGCTTTTCGGGGTTATCGCTCCCTGCAAAAATAATATACTGTGTTCGTCCGTTTTTCCTGATGTATGTTATCGGCAGGGCTGCCGTCTGTGATTTCGGGATTTTAAACCGTGCCGTAAGCCCCAGTTTATTTATCGCCCAGACTATCTGCTCAAATACCGAGCGCCTAAGTGTCTTGGCTGTCTTACGCAAGATAAGGGCGTTGTAGCTTGGAAACATCACAATCAGAATGACAATCACAAGCGATATAAAACTACTTTTGCAACTTGCACGCCCACCTGTGAATGTGTAGCGTTCTTTCTTATGGCTCATTATTGCTCGGAAAGCGTTATTATAAGTCGTTGCAAATATGGTGTTGCTGTCAATCTTCATTCTGCACCCCGTCTATGATGTTGATTGTTAATTCTGTATCTTCGGCGGTTTCTGCCGTAATGGGCGGCGTTTCTCCATAGCCTCTGTTTCTGCCTTTAGTAGCAAGAATAAAGCGTATCATCGCACTATCGCCGTTTTTAGCCTGTGCGTATGCCTTGCCTTCTACTAAGTCAAGCCCGGTTTCCAGCTCTCCGCTGAACGCTTCCCGTGTTTCTTCGTAAAGGTCTATGTTAGCTTTTGCGGTGTGCCAATCGCAATTAAGGGCTAGGGCTACGGTCGTAACAATACCGCCTGAACCTTTTATGGCTTCGAGAATGTCAGTTTTTCTGTATAGTTTCTTTTTTCGCCCTGCCACTTATACCCCTTCGGAAAAATCGGATTTATTCAATCCCCCTTAATTTATTTTCAAACTCTATCAAGTCTTCGTCCGTTTCATCGGCTTCTAGCGGTAATTCCCACGCCCTGCGTAGCTCTTCCATTTGTCGATCGTGGTCGGTCTTCTTTCCGCCGGTATGCTCATACAGTCGATAGCCGATAATCTCGTTTAGCTTTGTATCGTGTAGACCTCTGAATAAGGCTTGAAACTTATACCAGTGCATATTGCTTGTAACTAGGTCTATTCCGTATTGCTCCAAAAAGGCCGCATAGATGTAGTCTGCATCTATCGTGTAGTCAATGACTTTTTCGGCCGCTTCGCTTTTTTGAATTCTTGGCAGGATTTGGGGCGGGTTACCGAATTGCACTAAAGTGAAGAGCCCGTCCAGCCTATTGCTTGGCTTTTTGTTTTTATACATAAAGTCAAAATCGTTAGGCGGCGTGTCTTTGGTTTCAAGCAATTCTAAAAACCTTAGCCAATATTTAAAGGATGTTTGTATGTAGTAAAGGCCGCCTTCCACCTCTATGGATTCAGGCAGCCCTGTTTTTTTTAGGTCAATCATTAGGTAGCCGTGAAGGTGTCGCCTTCAAAAGTACCTTTTATAAAGGTGGGCTCGCCTGACCCGTTGAGTGTTACCGCCCCATTTGTAATTTCATTCAATGCAAGGTCAAAATCGATATTCTCGTTGACGGTGTCCATTTGGTTGATAGTTACTAAAGCATCTATCTTCCAGGCCTTGTAGCAAGGTATGCTATCGGTCTCGCCCTGCGGTGTGTAAGAGCCTTTCTCTTTGTAGAATGCGATTAGAGCGTCTCGGTGTGCGTCCTTGCCCGTAGACCTGTTGAAAAGCATATCAAAGATTGCCCTGTAATCAGGTTCGTCCTTAAACATTGTAAGGCTCTGCGATAGGCTCGGCTGATAGCTGTCGATTTCATTTTGCGGGGTTTCGCTCGAGATGAAGTCGAAGGTTTTAGTCTGCGGGTTCATGCTAAGGGTGAATGTCGTAGATTTTTTTATCTGCGTCCATTTCGGCACCGTTTCCGTGCCCGTGTTAATAAAAGGCACTATCTTTGTTTTTTTAATTAAATCTGCCATAGTTTTTTCTCCTTAATTTGTTTCGGCGGGTTCATAGTAATCACACTTAATCGCCGCCGCATAGGTTGTAAGTCCTTTACTATCGGTGTCTATGTATTGCGAGAGTGTTACCGCCTCGCAATCTATCTCCAGTCCGTCGGGGCTTGTTACTGTAGCTCCGTCCAGTTTGTCGGTTATTTGTTGTGATAGCTCCCTTGCTTGCTCTGCGTTTTTCATTCTTACATAAAAAGTAAGGTTGCGAGAAACATACCTAGAGCCATCCGAGAACCTTTTTTCAGCGGCAGGGCTGGGATCGTGCCTTACGCAGGCTCCGTCAGCATCTGCCGTAGGTATAAGGTCGCAATAAATCGTAAATGGCAGCTGTAGGGCCTTTTCTGCCCATTCGCTTACCACTTCAGCTATGTTTGATTTCGTCATTTACTAGTTTTCTCCATTTGTCCAGCCATCTGGCTTTTGCTGCTTCAAACCACCTTGCACAGGCACTAGGGTTGCGTTGCTTCGAGTGGTCAAACCCGTTTCCGTAATATTGACGGCGGGCGTATGGTGTTTTCCACTTAACAAGCCCGCTTCCTATTACCGTGTTAATGACTGCCGATTTTTCCAGCATTGTTGTGTCTTTTGGTACGAAGTAATTACTATCGGTTATAACCTGCGTATCAAGCTTCATTTGTGCCCGCTTTACCGCCGCTTTAAGCCTTGTCCTAGTTGCCGCCTCGTTGAAGTTTCCTTTTACTGTAAATTCTATTCCGCCTGCATTATTCAAAGGTTACCTCCCAATGATGGGGGCTGTTGTCTTGCGTATAGCAAGGTGTTATGCTCCGTACCGTGAAAGTTTGCCCCTGCCATTCGATAACGTCTTTTTCTGCGGGGAGCTTCCTTTCAGTTGCTTCTCCGTTTGCCGTTTCATAAACTGTGTTTTTAGCGTCGATAAAAAGAGTTAAGGTGTCGGCTTTGGTTTCTCCGTAAGCACCCCGTATCGATTGGAAGGTCGCCCCTATCCTTACTCGCTTTAAGATTGTAAGCTCATAGATAGGATTTCTGTTGCGGTCTATCCCTATCTGTTTTTTTAAAACGCAATCTTGTACTAAAAGGCGGGCGGGTATTGGTCTTGCCATTACATTACCCCCTGCGTAATATCGCAATAAAGCCTTATCCATTTGTATTTTTTGGCTTCTAGGCTTTTTGCGTTTAGCTTTGCCGCCTCATTCGCTGCGGTGCGGTCGTGTGAGTAGGAATAGCCGTTTATGCTTTCGCTTGCTACCGCTCCGCTTTCTGCTGCATTTCCGCTCATCTCTAGTGTTGTGTTGTAGTCTGTTTCAATCATCATACAAACCGCACTATCTATCCCATCTTTTTCACGCTCAATGATAAAGCCGTCGTTTATAAGCTGTTTTATAAATAGCTTATTTTCGGCGGCGTATTCATTAAAAGCGGCTTCATCAGGAATGGCGGAACGCCCTAGGGTTGTTTTATAAAAATCGTAATTTACATTCTCGAACATTCCGCCTTTTCTCCTTATTTTTTACCGGCTTCATCCCCGTCTTTTTTCGGGGTTACGTCGTCTTTCTTGACTTCGTCCGGCTTCTTACCGTCTTTCTTGACTTCGTCCGGGATAAATCCTACTGTTTCCATAGTCTTCCTCCTATGCTTTGTGGTGCAGGTAGATACCTGCCGTTTTGTTTTCGTAGACATCCGCAAGGCCGTATTCACGGAAGTTAAAAATCCAAGCGTCAGCGTCGGGGTTGTCTTCGGGCGGAATTGCCTTACTTACATTGTGTTTTGTGTATTGCAAGACTGCCGATTTTTCAACGATAAGGAAATTTATATCCTTTCCGGCGGACGTTTTCTTAAACCCGCCTTTTTCCTCGCCGCCGGTCTTGCCGTCAAGTAAATCAATGGCGGTGTAGAACCTTGCGCTAGGAACTTTTGTAATACTTGCGAACGCTCCCAAAATATCACGGCTCTTTGTTGTGTCTACATTTTGCGCTGCAATCAAAAGGGCAGGGGTTATAAATAAATGCCGGTTCTCACTCGGAACTTCCGCATTATCCATTGCTGATATAGCGGTCTGCAATGCAGTAAGAACATCCGCCCCTGCTGTAAGAGTGCCGCTAACCTTGGTCGCTGCAAGGTCGGAATATTTTGCAAATCTAAAAGCGTCTTGTTCGGGGATAACTTTTGTCCTAACAAACTCGGCAGCGAGCTTACCGAATGCAAGCCCTGCTGTCTCTTCATCATCCATTTCGTCAACGCTGAATTTGCGTCCACGGTCATAATTGAATTCGACGGTTTCGTTTTTAAGAACGACATTCCCATCTACATAGCCGCTATTGCGGTCGTACTTACCTAAACCATCCATGTCCAATTTAGGAATGATGATTTCATTTGCGTTAGCTCCCTGCTTTGCTAGGGTTGCGTCGCTTTCAAGAACGGCTGTTTTTGCCCCGTTCTGATAGACCTCATCCAAGAGGTCTACATACTTTTTGAATTTTGCTATTTGATTAGCCATAAATTAAAATCTCCTATTCTTTTTTAGGCGGTAATCCCATTACTGCCCGTGCCTGTGCGTCATCGTCAGACTTTCCGTTTTTCCCGCTCATCGGTGGAACAACGGGCGGTGTCGGCTGCGTTTCGTCTTTTAAGATGTCCGCCTTGTCTTTTGTGATTTCGGCGAAAATATCATCAAGATTTTTTCCCTTGCTTTCGTCTGCTCCCAGCACTTCGCCCATTTTCAAGGCGATTGCCTCACGGGTGATGTCGTTTACAAACTTTTTGCCGGAAAGATAATCTTTTACTTTTGCCGAACGCTCCATAGCGGCTATTTTTGCCGCACTGTCTTTTTGTAATTTTTCAATATCAGCCTTGTATTTTTCAATCTCGGCTTTTGTTTGGTCATAATCCTTGAATTTTTCAATGGTCTTGTTTGCGGCTTCAAGCTGCGTTTTAAGGTCATCGTAGTCGGCGTATTTTGCCTTCTCACGTTGCACGTCCTTCCCATTTTCTGCCATAATCTTATCGATTACATCAGCGTCCAAGTTCAAACCTTCTAAAAAATCACGTTTCATTTTTTCTCCTTACGCATTTTTTACGGCTATGCCTGCCGTTTGGATAGAAAGGGATAACGCCCCTTTTCACGGCGTATATACATATAGTCATTTTTATAAATGACTGCTTGTATCAAAAAAAAAAGAGGCAGCTATACAAGGTGCGAAAGCATAGCTGCCGAGGTGAAACTTTTAGGTACTATGCCTTATACCTATATAGTCATTTTTGTTTCTCATTTTTGAGGGTTTTTGTGTTTTTTTTATTATTTTTTTTTCATTTATTTTTAAATATGAATTGTATCTAAGTCTATGAAACTTACGATGTCATCTACTTTTCGTTTGTAAAATAGTTCATGCTGCACTCTTAAATAAATGTAAGATGTAAAACTTTTATGAATTGCAAAGTCCGAAATCTGTAAATATCGGGCTATGATGTAGGTGATAGCATTATGTGCTTTCTCCTCTCGGCGGCTTTGGTCTAGCCTTGCTATATGCGGGTTTTCCTTTGCGTGTATCGAAATGTAACGCAGGGCTATATCATACCCCAGCTCGTACATTTTATTAAGGGCGGTTTTATCGCCTTTCTTATAATCCCATTGATAATTCAATAACCGCTCATTATCATTTTTTGGAGCTTCATAGTGTGGTAAGTCTATTTTTCTTTCCGATAACTCATTAAAATCAACATCCGGTTGTTTAGGCATTACTCGCCTTGACGCATTATCGCCCTATAGCTCTTGCCTGTTAATTCTACCACTTGAGCGCTCTCGGTTAAGCGGTCGGCGGCGGCGATCCCGATATACTGTAAAAATTCTTTTTTTGTTTGATTACTAATTAAAACCGTGGGCTTTCGGCGGTTGTAGCGTTCGTTTATTATTTGATAAAGCATGTATTGTTCTTCCGCTGCGACCGCTCCCCGTCCGATTTCGTCGACAATCAAAAGGCTTGTTTTTCCGTAAGCGTCTAAAATCTTAGCTTCCGTTTTATCGGCATTAAAAGATTTTGCCCGCCTTAACTCCTCAACTATCGATGAGGCTAGTCTATATAGTCCGCCGCACTCTCGGATAACTCCGCAGGCTAGGTGCGTCTTGCCCGTTCCTACGTTGCCTAAAAAAATAAGCGTTTGGAAGCCCCCGCATTTTACTGCCTGCACAAATAAGCGGGCTTTAGCTAAGGCGTTCCGTTTTTCGTCGTCGTCTGTCTTGTAAGTGTCCAGCGACTCTTTTAAAAACCTTTCGGGGGCTTCTTGTTTGTAATGAATAAACAGTCTTTCATCTCTTAGCTCCCGTTCACGTTCTAATACTTCCGCTTCGCTTCTTGGCTTAATGGTTGATAGCTTGTTTAGTAAGGCCGATATGTCTTTTAATTCGTTCATTCTCCCACGCTTTTTTTTAAATCATATTTATAATTTCTTCGGGAATGTCGCTTTCATTCCCCCATAACGCCCCTGCGGCTTTTTGCTTTACACCTTTGTACCTTTGCCGCCGCTCCCAATTTCGGACGCTCGCCCGCCAATCTTTCATTTTTGCCGTTCCAATTTTCCATCCCTTGCTCTCGTAGAAGTCAAAGAACGTTTGTGCATCTACGCTGTTTTTTCGTTCCGTGCAATAGGCTTGAATTTCTTCAACCGTCGGCTTTTTAAAGTTTTTTGCTTTCGGTTTTTCGGCGGGTTTCTCCGTCGGCTCATCCTTTTCCGCCTGCGGCTTTTCTTCCGGCTCCTCTTGCTTGGGCTCTTCTTGAGTGTGTTGGTTGCCTTTGTGCTTCTTTCCGGCCGCCGCTCTCTTTGCTTTGATCGCTTCATACTTCTCGGCCTCTTGGTCAATTCTGCGTGCGATTTTAACCCATAGCGAGTATTCAAGCGTTCCTTCCTCGATTGACGGCTTTTCTCCACATAAGGCATAGTTGATTGTGTATATCGCAAAAACAGCCTTGTGTTCTCTCGGTAAATCTGCGATGTATTCACTGTGAAAGACAAATGACTCTCTCATTTTTGCACCTCGTATTTTTGTGTTTCTATTTCATATATTTTTTTACAAAGTTTTATAACCTCGCCCGTGTTTCTGCTTATATCTAATTCTCCATTACATTTTAGCGAGCAGGTCATTCCCATATTCAGGCGGTGGTCGATTACAAAATCGCCATACTTAGCCCGATTAGCTTTAGTGTTGCCTATTCGGTGTGCCCCTTGCGGTTGTCCTTCGTTCAAAGGCCGCCCGCATGCTTCACAAACTCCGCCGCTTATTGCAAGTGCATAGCGGCGTTGGTCTTTTGGTGTAGACATTGGCTTTATGCTCCTAGCTTAAAGTGAATGGCATACACCGGTTTGTCGATATTTAAATCAGTATCTTTGCCGTTTACTATTTCAATTCCGACAATTTGAGCGGTCATATATTTTTTTGTATCCCCCAGCCGTAAAATACAAGGACAGTTCAAGGCTCCTGCTCTATTCATAAACTCATTTTTAAAACGAGTTTCCCAATAGGGTTTTACTTCACGATATTCTATTGTTTTCTCCCCGTTTTTTATTTTTTCGTACCATTCTTTTTTCATTGGAAAAATTAACATTTCGCTTCTCCCTCTATCTTTTTAATTCTATCTCCAATCCACCGCATTACCGGCATGGCCATACTGTTGCCGATTGCTTTATAGCGGTGGCTGTCTGGACATTGGTCTTTAGGCCTGCCGCTCCACTCAATTTGAGTGTAATTATCAGGGAAGCCCTGCAATCGTTCACATTCAAGCGGGGTAAGACGGCGGATGTTTTTACCTGAAGCATTGATAACATTTGTGTGGGAAAATGTATCAAGCGTTTGAGCTAAGGCTTTTGAAACTATAGGGTTTTGCCGTCCATTGATGACAAAAAAATCACCCGTAAAGGCCTCTTGATTATTTTGCCATAAACTCTTACCGCAGTTAGCTAACAAAGTGCCTATAGTCTTTTTGCCGTTTGCTAAAACCAAATCGAAACAATCTGGCGATGCACTATTCCTCAATGTTGAGGCTTTTTTATCTCTGTGATATTTGTAGTTTCCCCCTCGGCGGAAATAATCAACGCCTTTTCCAATAGAGACGGCAGGCTTCTTTTGTTTTTCGCCGCCCTTCTTAGAATCCCTTTGCATGCTTTTCGGCTCAAATAATACTTTTGCGGCAAGGTCTGTCCTGTTATCAGAATGTCCGACAACGAAGACTCTACGACGGCGTTGGGGTACTCCGAAGTATTGAGCG